GAGACTGACGGCAGATCAACAGAGACGGTACCGCCACTGATCTTGACCAGATCAGAGCCAGCGCCGACGTTGAGTCCGCCGAAGAGTCCCTTGCCTTTGGTGAGTCGGTTAGCCATGTTGGCTCCTTATCAGGCGACGCAGGCGGAGAAGAAGTACCCAAGGTCAGTCGAAACGACCTTGTAGTCCCACGCCATCTGCGCTTCGATGCGATCCGCACGGAGTTCCGGCATACGGAACCGGCTGATGCCGATGTTCTGGCCCATGCCGTCCGAGACACCCCGCCATGCGAACTGGTAGCCCGCCGAGGGGGTCAGAAGTCCCGGCGACGGAGCGACGTAGTAGAGGGCGGCGTTCTTGCCGTGAATCTGAGCGAACGAATCCGCCGCACCCTCGGCACCCGAGTTCTTGATGCCCCGAGTGACGAGCACTCGGTCGACACCGAAGAGGCGGCTGAGGATGCCCTCAGCGGGAACCTCGGACGAGGTGTACTTGATGCGGTCAACGATGTCGGGGTGGTGCCGCAACTGGCGGAAGACATCGTAGCCGAGGACCAGCGTGTTGGGCATGAAGCCGGTGTTGGTGAGCATCGTGCTCTTACCGGTTTCGATGTCCTCAATCGGGTCCGACGAGGTGTAGTTCGACCAGACCGTGAAGTCCGAACCACCGACGACATCGGTGTCCCAAATGCCGGTCGTGAAGTAGTTGGTGTTCCAGTCGATCTCCTGACGGAGAAGCATCCGCTGGGTCACGAAGGTCGTGGCATCCCGGTCGGGGTTGAGCGGGTTGTCGGCGTTCGCCCGCACCTGATCGTCAACGTCCTTGTGGAAGGCGTAGACCGAGGTGCTGTAGGTGTCGGTCGACAGGCTGTAGCCCGAGCCAGCGGACTCCGTGGACGGGGCACGCAACTGCGCCTCGTCACGGAACCAGTCGCCCTTGGTGTACTTGAAGTACTTGTCGGACTGCTTCTCAACCGGAACGGAAGGGAAGACCTGATTGGCAATGAAGTTGCCTTGATCTTGGATGTAGGCGACCGAGATGTTGGTCAGGATCGCATCGACATGAACGTCGTTGGTAGTGGGCTGAGGCATCTCTGACTCCTAATCAGGCGGCTCGGTGCGGGTTCGCACAGTTGACGAGGGCGGTCCCGATGACACCAGCGGCTCCGGTGGCGGTCATCATCTGACCGACAACGTAGTTGGTGGTGTCCGAACCGGGGGTCTTGGCATCGGCTTGGCCGTCAGCGGAGGTGCCGATGAGGTCACCTTCGTTGAGGGCGGCATCCGAACTGATCTTCGTGACTCCGGTGACGACGATCTCGCAGGTCTGGCCAGCGGTCGGGTCGTTCTGGAGAACGCCAATGGGAACGTCGGTTGCACCGGAGCAGGCGGCGGCCTTGCCGTTGCTGTCCACCTTGACGAAGTGGTACTGCTTGGCCGAAAGATCAGCCGCCGCTTCCAGTGTGATCTTGAGGGGCTGTGAAGCCTTGTATGCCATGTCAGTTACCTCGCAGGTACTCGTTGTAGAGGGAAGGGTTCGCATCGACGGCCTTGGCGACCGCCTGCTCATGCGTCAAGCCGGGGTTCGCCTCAATGAGACGAGCCGCCGCCTTGTTGATCTCGCCAGTCGGACCATCGTTGTCGAAAGCCGAAGCCTTGCCCAACTCAGCGAAAAGGTTGCCGGTGCTGATGCCCTCGTTAGCGGCAGTGAGCACGGTCATCAGGGTGTCGAAGGTGGCCTCATCGACGGCCTCAGCGACCGACTTGAGCACCTTGCCGAACGCCTCGGCCTCGGCGGGGAGGGCGGAGAGTTCCGCCGCCTTGCCGATGAACTCCCGCTCAAGGCGGAAGTCACGCTCGGCCTTGGCGATCTTCTCAGCGGCGGCGGCCCGATCCTCGGCGGCCTTGACGATGGCGACGATCTGCGGGTCAGCCGACTTGAGGATGTCGGTGTCGACCGCCTCGGACTCTTCGGCGGCGAACTTCTCCAACTGGTCCGACATCTCGGAGTTGGCGGCCTCCAGAGCCTCAATGTACTCGTAGACCTCGGAGGGAAGGTCGATCACGTCGTCCTTCTTCATCTTCTTGGAGCCGTACATCTTGTCCATGTCGTCTTCCTCGTCTTCCTCGTCGTCCATCGCAGGAGGCATCTTCGCCTTCTTCATCTCGTCCTCGTCCTCGTCATCCTCGGACTCGTCGTCAATGCCGAAACGACGCTTGAGTTCCTCGGGCATCTTGTCGCCCTTGGCCTTCTCAACCTCGTCCTGCTGTTCGTTCTCTGAAGTCATGTGCTCCTGCTCCGGTGTGTCGCTCTTGAACAAGACGACCTTGCTCAACTGGTTGGCTGGACGAGTGACGAGACTGATCTCGTCAAACTCCATGTCCGTAAGGCGGTTGCCGTTGGTAGCCATTGCCATCGAACAGTAACGACCCGCTTATTGCCGCATCAAGAGTTCTTGCGAGATTCTTTCTCGCTCTTTCCGACGGGCTTGAGCGCCATGATGCGCTCCACAATCTTGGGCAACGAACTCTCGTCCAGCATCTCGCCGGGGACGAACATCACGCCCTTATCGCCATCGGCCTTACCCACGTTGGTGGCCATGTCGGTTGCCGCCGTCTCGGCGTAGCCAGTGGCATCGGTCAGGTTGAGCGGGATGTACTTCAAGTCACCCTCCTTGTCGGGAGCACGGTAGTAAGTCGTGAATGTGGACAGGTCGAATATGCCGATCTGATCGTTGGCTCGGCCAAGGTCGGCGGCGGACTCAAGTGACGGCATGACGACGGAGACATCTAAGTAGATGTAGTCGACACCCTTCTCCGTCTCCCGCCATGCACCGAGGTGGTGGCGAGGCTGGGCCAAGAGTTCGGCGTGGTCCCGTGCGTACTGGCGAATCGACTCTTCACTGAACTCATCGGCCCGAACCTTGCGCTCGTTCTCCTTGCCGACTGCTACGGCCACACCTTTGCTTCGCATCTCGCTTCGCTTCGGGTTGAACGTGAACCCACCGTCCCGAGCCATCGCCGCCAACTGCTTGGCACGCTTACTAGCGGCCTCGGTGAGTCGCCTCATCTTCGGCTTAGTTCCACCGCCCGTGGCAGTCTTTCGTCGGCCATGAGTCTTCTGGTCGTGAGAGGCGTGCTTCTTCACGTTCTCGTACCGCTCAAGAAGACGGCGACCCTTGGCGGCCAACTTCGCCGCATCGCTTCGGTTCTTGGGAACTGGCTCGCCCCATGCGGCGGCGGCCAGAGCAAGACGAGTCGGCTCGCCCTTGTCGTTCTGTAGTGGGCCAGAGGGGTTGGTGTAGAAGCGAGTGAGGAATGACCCCTTGCGGCGCATCTTCTCGGGAGTATCGGCCTTGCCCTTGACTCCCGGCTTCAGGTTCGCCCCTTCCTTGCGCTTGAAGTGACGACGGCCCGCCGCCGTAAGCCCACCCTTCGGGTCTTTGATCGGCTCTTTCTTGCTCATCTTCTTCCGCTTCCTCTTGGCCAGCGCCTTGATCCAGTCTGCGTTGTTACCCTCGTTGAGCATTGCGCCGATGCTCTTCTTCGGACGGTCTGCCTTGCCGATGTCTCCGCTTCTTACTGCGAAGTTCGCCATGTCCTCAATATCAAGAGCACTTGTCGACCAGTCGTCCCATCTCTCGTCCTGCATGAAGGCCACCGAGTTGTAGTTGCCAGACAGGACCACGACTTCGCTCTCAACAGGGGAACCCAGCCCAGTAAAGGGGGTTGAGAAGAGCAACTCCACCGGCACAACTGCCGTCAATACCGTCGGGGTGGTGTTTGCCTCTGCGTAATCCGTAGCAAACTCAATGGCTTTGCCTGTGTCTGCGGTCCACGAACTCAATGGGCGTTCGCCAATGTTGCCTAAGATTCCCACGGTTTGCTCAAGGCTCTTACTGGAAGCCTCATCCACGCTATCCAAGATGTCAAGGGGGTCTGGAACAGGCTTTAGCCCGATCCCTCGGGACACAGTGACGTGAGTGACACCGGCTTCCTTGAACTTCTGCTGGGTGGCTTCGTACTGAGCCTTGACTGCCGCCTCCACGAACTCCATCGCATTTGGGAATCGCTCACGCATTTCGTCATACACTATTGCTGTATCCCCACCACCTACATTCGGGTCGAAGAAGATGTCACGGTCGTTGGTGAACTCTGTCGATTCGTTGTAGAGATTCACACCCTCGTAGTCATCAATAACACCGAGGCCGTGTAGTGCGGCAAGTTGTAGCACCAGACTGTAACGGCCAGTCGATGAATCCGCCCAAGCCCTAAGCACACCGGAGGCAAGCGTCTCAGCGTTGATGTAATCTTGCGGCCCGTCTACAGGAGTCGCTCGCCCTGCCTTGAACGCTGGGAACGGGTAGATAACTTGGTTCTGTTGCACCAAGTCTTGCAACTCTAATGCGATCTGGTGCGCCTTCTCAGGAGTGTCGGCAATCCCAGCCGCCGTGATTGCGGCGGCAATGGCCTGAGATGTTTCTTTCTTGATGTTCTGAGCAGTACCACCGGGACCGGACCCCAAGTTGCCCTCGGACTTCGGCACCAACTTCCTCATCTCACTGAATGATGCGACCTTGCGCTTCGGGGCTTCCTCCTTGGCCTTCTTGCCACCGGTCTTGCCTTTGCCCTTCTCGTAAGACGGAGCCTTACCCTTGCCTCCACCCTCGGGGATGCCGCCAACCCACTGGTTACCTCGGAAGGGGTGGCCGGGGTAGTCGCCCTTGTCGACTTCGGCCATGCCCGAGATTCCCCGCTTCTTCCGCCTCTTCTTTGACCCCATCACGGAGGCGACATGCACCGAGTTGACGGTGGGGTTGTCCTTCTTGACCTTGCCGAGACGCTTGGTGAGTCGCTTGGGCACTTTCTTCCCCGGCTCACTGATAGTTGAGAAGATGGTGACGAGTTTGTCAGGCATCGCTACCCCTCTCTGCGTACCAGTCGTTGCCATACGGGGCATCATGCCACGGACCCATGTTCATGTTTGCCGCAGACTGCCTGCCATACTCATCGAAGTCATACTTGACTGCCGCCTCGGCGGAGAAGCCACGCTCCCACTCGTCTGGTGAGAACCAGAGGTCAAGAACGGGGTCGAAGATCGTGCCGTCTGCCAACTCCACCCAAGCATGGGGGATGCGCCCGACCGACGATCCCGGCCCGTGGATAGAGCCGTGGACAAGTTGGTGGCCTTCGCCACCCCCGCCAATCTTGTCCAACGTCTTCCACGACAACTCGTAGCAACGAGTCAGGCGCTCATCGAATGTCTCTGGTCCCTGCCACTTGCTCAAAGCCTTCGGGCGCTCTTCCATTGCCGCCCGAATATGAGCACGGGCGAGAACTGATTGGAAGTCCTCGGCACTGGCTGGTCCCTTGGAACTCCCCGCTGTCTTCCGTCGACCGTGAGTTGACTGGTCGTGTTCGACATGCTTGGCCAGACCGACACCGCCCTTGGCCACCGACTTGTATTTGCCACCTCGGCGCTTGTACTCCTGCACCAGCCAGCCGTTCGCATAGGCCGAGGGGTAGACATCGAACTTGCGCTTGGCCGCCGCCTTGACCTCGGCGTACAACTTGGGGTTAGTTGGGACGTTCTTCTTCTCCACCTTGGTCTTGACGTTGATGGGCTTCTTGCCCTCCCGCCGTTCGGTGGACTCGGCCCGACGCTTACGACTTACTGCCGACTTGATCTCAGCCTCGGTCATCTTCGCCGCACGGGAGGCAGGCACACACTTCGGGTACTTGCCCTCGTCGGCATCCTTACGACCACACGGCTCAAAGCCGCCACCCTCCTTGGGGCGTGAGATGTCAACCCACTGTTCCTTGAACCAACGAGTCAGGCCACCAGTAGCCATGTGTTAGTCCCTGTCTCGTTCGCCGGGATTGAGTCCTCTGTAGACGACGGCACTCTGCGTTGCAACGTCCGCAAGATAATCACGGAGTTCACGGCTTCCTTGATCCATCCATCCCCACGCCTGACCGTACAAGTCCCTGCGTTGGTTGTTCTGAATGTGCCTAACAACCTTCTCCAAAGCATGAAAGTGGCGAGCCGCAAACTCACGGTGGTCACCCTTCCAGCGGCGTGATTGCTCAACCTTGCTCGTCCCCGGCATCGGATCACGGGTGGGCTTGTCTCTGTCAACAAACTTCCACCGTCTCGGTATGCCTTTGTAGGGCGACGGTCGGGGGTTGAAGTAGAGCGTGGTGGCAAACTCCTTCCAGTAGACCTCGGTGATCTCATCGTCGTCCAAGCCAAGTATTTCTTCCTGCGCCTTCTTGGCCTTGTCGATCACGGCCTTCGGCTTGATGAACGGATTAGTGACTCGCTCCATCAGGCTGGGCTGGGTGGTCAGTGTGATCTCGGGCCTCTTGGGGGCAAGCACCAGATTCTTGGAGTCCAGCCGTCCCCTGAGCACCATCTCGGTCCCCGCCGTCTTACGACGACCGTGGGTCTTCTGGTCGTGTTCGGCGTGCTTGATGAGTTCGATGCGATGACGTTGCGCCTTGGCGAGCAACTCCAGATAGCGGGGCGTGGTGTACATCAGCCGTCCTTGAAGGATGCGGTCTTGATGCCGAACTCATCAGCCCACTTACTCGCCTCCTTGAGCACGTCCATGATGTCCATGTCGACCATCTGCACGTTCATGGTGCGGTCGCCAAGTTTCCCGTCGCTCGCATCACGGCCAACAACGGCGGCCCATCGGTGGTGGCCGTCGATGATGTAACCGTCACGGGACACGAAGATCGGGCGCTCCGAGGGATCGAAGTCTTTGGCGAGCATCATCCCCGCCACCTTGGCACCGATCAACTCGGTCTGTGTCGCCTTGAGTTGTGCGGCGGGAACCTTGGTGCGCTTGACCTCAATCTTCTTGCCCTCAAGGTGACTGATGAACGCATCGGTCCCGTCGACCTCGCCGTCCTTGTTCTTAGGCAACTTGTCGGCCTTGGTGCCGGGACGGGTCTTACCGCCGATCTGCGGCATGTCGCCTCGGGGGATGCCCTTGTTCGCCCCGCAGAACAAGTTGGTGCCGGGGACCGTGACCTTGCAGAGATCAAGGTTCTTGGCCTTCTTGCCCGCCGCCTTCATCGCCTGAACTTCCTTGTGGAACTCTTCTAGGAAGACCGCC